AAAAACCATCTGAGGCTTCGCTCATTTCTGTTTCTGATGATGCTGAAGAAGAAAAGGCTTAACCTGAAACTAACCCCGGGGTTTATACTAAAAATAAAAACATCTATCATAGATTATAGTTATGGCTAATTACGTAAAAAACGCTGATCTCATGAAGGCTATCTTAGAGTCTAAGGAGAAAGGTGAACTTACTCCTGCCACTATAGAGATGTTTTCGCTGATGATACAAGGAATATCTAAAAAAATGGCTTATAGGGATCCTGACGATAAAGCAGACTGTATGGCATTTGCGATGGAGGATTTATGTAAATATTGGAACAGGTTTAATCCTGAAAAATCCAACAATCCCTTTGCTTATTACACGCAGATAGCTAAAAATGGTTTTGCCAAAGGTTGGAAGAAAATACATCCTCCTAAAGCTCCCAAAATGATACCTTTCTCATATATCACTGGTGATGACAACTCTTACAACGTGTAGGATTTTTAATGACTGATATAAAAAAAATAAAACCCAATGGGGATTATAAATCTGGATTGTATGTTCCACAAAATCCGGAGAAATATATCGGTGATATCCATAATATAATATGCAGATCTTCCTGGGAGTTTAGATTCTGTCGCTATTGCGATACCAACGAGAGAATCTTAAAATGGAGTTCTGAGCCCATCAAGATACCATATTACAATCCACTTGATAAGAAAGAGCACCAATACAATGTTGATTTCTACATTATGACGCTTAAAGATGATGGGGAAACTCAGGAGTGGATAATAGAGGTAAAACCAGAGTCTCATTACAGAAAGCCCATACTGGAAGGGAATTCTACACTTAAAAAATTAAAATCCTACAACCACAAGATGCAGGTATGGATTACCAATCAAGCTAAATTTAAGTATGCCAAACAATGGGCTGATGCCAGGGGTTATAAATTTGGTGTGGTTGATGAAAATTTCTTATTTAGGAGCAAGTGAAAACTTTCGATGAACAGGTAAAAGAATATAGAAATACCGCTAGTTCTATATCACTATTATCCTCTAATACGGATTCTTACTTTTCTGAAGTTTATGGTATTTCAGGTAGTGGTGGTGAGGAACCATTCATGGACATTTACATTAATGGTAAGATTTACACTGGCGAATACCTGACAAATTCAAAAGTAGGTGAGGGAAATAAGTTCATTAACAGGTATCCACTTTTTCTGTTTATCGATCAACAGAGGGTAGGTGACACTACAATACTGAGATCCCTGGATCTTAATGTGATTCCACCTGATCAGAGAGGTCAGGTGTTGGCTAGAATTTTTAATCAATTCTTCCAGTTAATTAAGGAGAATCAGTATAATTTACCCAATTCTCAACAGCCCTTGAGATTGCCTTTATCTTCCCTGGGTACACTCCTTGGTGGCACCGGATACTCTTATGCTTTAACTGGATTTAAAAAAACATACTTGAGAGGAATCAAGGTTGTTGATTACAAGGATTGGTGCAAAATACCATATTTATCTGAGTCTATGATACAGGGACTTCCTATTAACTCGATATATAGTGATTATAGATCGAAATTAAATCCTTAGACTGATCTAGAAAAAATAACTGATAAGAATAATCTATGGCAGGATTTACTGAAAGTCCACAGGGAAATCCCATATTTCAAAGGATTCGTGACTCCGTAAAGGGGCTAAGTAACTTTGGGATGCGCTATGGTGATATGGTTATTAAAAACTCCCAGGCTATAGGACAAACCGAGGCGGAGTTTATGAAGAAGGGTAATATAGAGGATGAAACCATGCTCTATTCTCTCGGACGTCAGGATACTTCAACGCGACAATTCATAGGTTATTATGATAAGGACTACGTGGGAAAGAGAGACTACCTTCGTAAGTTCTCACTCAACCCTGAGATTGAATATATCATCGATACAATTTGTGACGAGTCAATTACTTACGACCCATACAACTTTTTTGCATATCCGGCTTTTCTGAATCTTACCGATGTTAAGGATAAAGTAAAAGATAGGATAGAATCTAACTATAAGAAGCTGTATGATATGTTTGGCTTTGCTGATGATATAACAGCTTGGCAATACTTTAGACAACTTATAATAGATGGATTTTTAGCATTTGAGATTGTCTATGATGATAGTGGCAAAGAGATTATAGGATTTAAGGAATTAGATTCAACTACGCTCATGCCCTCCGTTGAAAAACAGAAGGATGGAACTTGGTTGAATGTATGGTATCAATATCCGAAAGACCAGAATAAGAGGAGGATGCTATATGATTCCCAGGTAATATACATTTCATATGCCAAGGGTAATTCGGTATCTAGGGTAAGCTATACGGAAAGACTTATTAGACCATATAATGTATTAAGAATAATTGAATATACAAGGGTGATATGGTCTGTCATGAATGCTTCATTTAGAATGAAGATGACAATACCTATTGGTTCTAGGTCCCCACAGAAGTCCATGCAAACCCTGGGGGAACTTATGAGTATTTATAAGGAGGATATAAGGTTTAATGACGAAAGTGGTGAATTGACAGTTGATGGTAGACCTAAGATACAGTTTTATAAAAACTATCTGATGCCTTCTGGTGTAAATGGTACACCTCAGATAGAACCCCTTAATAATGCAGGACCTAATCTTAATGACCCACAGCCACTAGCATATTTCTTTGATAAATTAGTGCAGGAATCTAAAATACCTTTCTCTAGATTCCAGGGTCCAGATGGTGGTTCAATTGGAAATTATAGTAACGGTGCGGAAGGTCTCGATAAGGAGGAGATAAGGTTTTCTAAATTTATTAGCAGGCTAAGATCAATTTTTCAGGATATATTGATTAAACCGCTCTGGATCCAGATGTGTAGGGATTTTCCAGAGCTTGAGAAAGATTATCTGTTTAAAAGCCAACTTGGTCTAAATTTCGTTTCCGATAACCCATTCAAGGTTAACCAAGAGATAGAAATCATGCTAAAGAAGAAGGAATCCATTGATTCCCTTTACGCTCTCACTGATGATGACGAGAAACCCTTCTTCTCACTTGCATATCTGATTGAGAGCTATCTAGGTATGACTGATGATGATATAAAAGCTAATAAAGAGGCTAAAGATAAAAGAGCTGAGGAGAAAAAGAAGGAGGAAGAGAAAAATAAGGAAGAGGGTGGAGAAGAATCTGGGGAATCCGCTCCAGAGGAGGAAGAAACCCCACCTGAAACCTAAGAAAGAATAGATGGCAGGATTTCTAGATAACATACAGGAGAGAACATTCTTAGGTAATCTGTACCGCAACCTGAGTCGTATTGGAAGATTTGGTATGAAGTATGAGGATATGGTAATTCGTAATTCTCAAGCTATAGGACAGACTGAGTCTAATTTTTTCGATCAGCAAGGAACTGGATTTACTGAGAATTCTGCTTTTAGGTGGACTCTTGGATACCAGGACACTAAGATTAGAAAGTATATCGCATATTTTGATAAGGATTATGTAGGTAAGAGAGATTTTTTGCGAAAGTTTTCTCTAAATGGTGAGATAGATTTTATACTTGACACGCTTACTGACGATGCGATAAATTATGACGATAAGAATTTCTTTTCGTATGCTAAAGTAGCCAATACTGAGCTCAAGGAGGAGGTTTTGGATGGTATAGATAGCAGATTCAGGAATCTTTATATGATGTTTGGCTTCCAGCAATCCATATTGGCTTGGCAATATTTTAGACAGTTCTTAATTGATGGATTTTTAGCCTTTGAGATAGTATATTCTACTGATGGGAAAAAAATAGTTGGTTTTAAAGAGTTAGACCCCACTTCCCTTCAACCTGCCACGGAGCCTCAAGAAAACGGGGAGTTCAAGCAGATTTGGATCCAATATCCCGAGGATAATAAAATGACGAGAAAGCTTAGGGATGAGCAGATAATTTATCTGTCTTACGCTAAAGGGAACACGATTTCCAGGGTTAGCTATGTCGAAAGGCTTATAAGATCATATAACATACTGAGAATAATGGAGAATACCAGAGTCATATGGAATGTCATGAATGCTTCATATAGACTTAAATTTGTTATTCCTGTTGGTACTCAATCTCCTCAAAAAGCTATGAACACTCTGGGTCAGTTAATGTCTATCTATAAAGAGGATATAGAGCTTAATGATTTTTCGGGGGAGCTTACAGTAAATGGAAGACCTAAAGTCCAATTCTATAAGAATTACCTATTCCCTGAAAAGGACGGACAATCCCCTGAGATTTCCACATTGGATCCAGCAGGACCTGATTTCAATGTCATGGAAAATGTTGTTTACTTCTACAATAAGCTTAAATTGGATTCGAAGATTCCTTATGCTAGGTTCTCTTTCCGTGGTGGTACTCCAGCCAATTATCAAATAAGCATAGACCAGCTGGAGAGGGATGAGATAAGATATGAGAAATTTCTAACCAGATTAAGGTCCATTTTCCAGGAGATATTAATCAAGCCATTGTACATACAGATGTGCTTGGATTATCCACACTTGGCTAAGGATCGGTCATTCAAAGTTAACCTTGGACTTAACTTTATGAGGGAGAATGTATTCGAGCAGTTCATACAATTGCAAAACTATACTAAAAGAGCTTCTTTCGTAAATGATCTCGGGGGTATGAATCAGAAGATAGGCGAGGAAGAGGTTCCTTATTTTGATAAAGAATTCCTGATAAAGAGGTGGATGGGATTAACCATGGATGAGTATAAGAAAAACGAGCAATATAAAGAGCGTGAAGATAAAGAAGCTGAGAAGAAGGCTAAGGAATCCGGTGGAGAGGAACCGGAGGGTGAATTTACGCTATAAATAAAGAGTTGGATATTTTAAAATTGATTTTTAATGATGAAGGTTTTAGTAGTAGGCGAGCTTTGCGTAGATAGGTTCGTTTATGGGAAAGTAAACAGGATGTGCCCAGAAGCACCTGTGCCTGTTTTAAATCCTATTGAGGTCATAGAAAACAACGGAATGGCGGGAAACGTTGTTGACAACTTAAATTCGTTAAGCGATGATATAGAGGTTGTCCATTGGCACCAGAACAATAAGCTAGAAAAAATTAGATTTGTTGAGAAGAAGAGCAATCATATGATCGTTAGGGTCGATGAGGGAGAAACCTCCCCAATAGATTCCTTTCCCTTCATGTCATCAGAAAAAAGAAATACCATAAATGAGTCGGACCTTGTAATAATTAGTGACTACAATAAGGGATTTCTGAACTCCTCAAGTATAAAGCAGATAGCAAGCCAAGGAGGATTGGTTCTCATGGACAGTAAAAAGAAATTAACCGAAGATCTCATAGAGGATATCACTTTCATAAAGTTAAACGAGATTGAATATGGGAACAACAGGGAATTAGCTGATAGATATCCCGAAAAATTTATAATAACCCTAGGATCTGGTGGAGCTAAATATAACGGGGTTACTTATCCAAGTACAAACCCACAGGATACTATAGATGTGAGCGGAGCTGGGGATACCTTTATAGCTACGTTTTCCTTGAAGTATCTGAAAACCGGAGATATTGAGAGGTCGATAAAGTTTGCTAATGATGCTTGTGCTAATGTGGTAAATAAAAAGGGTGTTGCAGTACCGGATTCTTCATTTAGGATATAGAATACTGGTAATAAATATTTTTCCTGAGAATCCACTTTTGTAGTGGATTCTTTTTTTATTTACGCTGCACTTGATTACTTTTACTTAAAATAAAAAGATATGCTTAAAGAGCTAGAGATATTTTCCCAGATGGAGGAAACAACCGGTAATGGATCCCAGAAGGAGAAGCAGAGGTTAATCTCAGAAAATCTCTCTGAGAAGATGCTATACATACTGGATGTTTGCTTTAATCCCTTTGTAACAACTAAGCTTCATAAGCTTGAGCTTAATCTGGATCAGCCATCTCGTAGATATTCAGAAAATAGTGAACTTTATTGGGATTCCTTTGTTTCCCTTGTTGAAGATCTCAAGAAAGCACCGGCGGCTAATGATTCATTAAGAAGTAGAGCTCAAGATTTATTGGATTACTCATTCTTGGTATATCCGGATCAGGATCTGGATATAAGAAAAATGATCATGAAGATTCTTACGAAGAGGATGAATATCGGGATAGGAGCGAAGCTTGTAAACAAGGCGGTCGGAAGTGAAATCATTCCTGATCCATCCTTAATGCTTGCAACTGACAAACAGGAGGAGATAGAAAAATGGGGAAAAATATATTGTGAGGAGAAATATGATGGTGTTCGTGTTATAGCTATGATGAATCCCGATAGAACATTCTCTTTCTATACTCGTGCATTTAATGAGCTGGACTCTTCTAAATTAAGCAAGATTGCCAAGGACCTTTCCGAAATATCAGATAAGGCCGGACATACTAGTATATTTTATGATGGGGAGCTAACAGACTTTGATAGGAAGTCGGTTTCTGGAAAGGTCACCCAGATTTTAAAAGGAACCGCCCCCGACAATATAGATGACAATTTCCTTTTCAATGTGTTTGACTTGGAAGACAATACAACGCTTGAAAAAGGCAAGGGCTCTGTACTGTATACGGAGAGAAGAAGGATTCTTGCAGAGACGCTGGACTTTCTACCAAAGGATTCTAACATCAGACTTGGTCAGATGTGGGAGGTTGATTCCATGGAGGATACACTTGTAATCTATAGGGATATCGTTTCCAAAGGGGGAGAGGGAGTTATTTGTAAGAATGATCATCTATACGAGTGTAAAAGAAGTAAAAGCTGGATTAAGCTTAAAGAGGTAAACGATTGCGATTTGGTAGTAACGGGGTGGTACGAAGGTGAAGGAAAAAGAGAGGGCTACATAGGGGGTTTAATTTGCACTGACAAATCCGGAACTTTAAAAGTAAAAATAGGAGCTGGTTTTACTGATAACGATCTCGAAACTCTGAGCCCAATAAGAGAGGAACTTATAGGTAAAATCGTAGCGGTTCAGTACAATGTTCCAATCACTGATAAACATGAAAATAGGAGTCTATTTTTGCCTAGATTTATAGAGGTGAGAAATGATAAAAATGAGGCTGATGACATGTCTCCACTATATTAAATTATAACTGTTTAGTACACTCTAATGTACTAAAAAGTGGAAACTTAAAGCTCTTATGTCTGTAAGATAACAAAGAGCTTTTTATGATTGATCAGTTACTTACGGAGAAGCTAAGACCTAAAGAAATTAGGCATATGATTCTCCCTCCTAGGATAAGATCCCTCTTCGAAGAGAAGGGACTAAACCACAATGTATTATTAGCTGGATCCCCCGGATGTGGTAAGACCACATTGGCTAAAATCCTATCCAGGGACCTTCCCCACTTATTTATAAATGTTTCCGACGAAAGCTCAGTAGATACTATACGAACGAAAATCAATGATTTTTGTTCTACCATTTCAATAATGGATGGGAAATCATCGAAGAAGGTGGTGGTTCTGGATGAGTTCGATGGGGCGTCGGATCAATTCTATAAAGCACTCCGTGGAACCATAGAGAAATTTGCAGGGAATACGAGATTCGTAGCCACCTGTAATTGGATAAACAAGGTTCCCGATGCCATACAGAGCAGATTTGAGGTGATAAATTTTGATCCTATAACTCCACAAGAGGAGGATGATTTAAGGACAGAGTGGAGAAATCGTATAAAGCTAATACTCGGTAAACTTGGTATATCGATAGACGATGAGTCTCTATTGGAATTTGAGAAGGAGTATTTCCCGGACCTTAGATCCTCACTTAATAGAATCCAGTCATGGATGATAGAGGGAATACAAGAGATAGACATATCGAGGATTAACGATGGAGGGTGGTCTTATGAGGAGGTTTACAGTATGTTATTTGACTCTAAGGATCCCGTGAAAAATTACCAGGTCATAGCTGGCCAATACTCAACCAAGGTAGATGATGTGATGACGGCTCTGGGTGAAGAATTTATTAATTGGATAATTAAGAATAGGTCATCCCATGTTAAAATAATCCCTGGTGTTATCGTTTTAGTTGCAGAACATCAGGCACAGAGACAGGTTGTAATAGATCCTGTTGTTAGTCTCTTGGCCCTTATGTTTAATATACAGAAACTTATAGATTAATGGAGTTACTTGCTGAAGAAATAAGAAAAAATGGATACATCTACAAATTCTTTAAAAGAGGTTCTAAGACTTTGGTTTACGAGCAAGTGGAGCCAGACAGTAACAGAATCGTTGCATGGGAGGTTTTTAAAATAAAAGTTGATAAACCCAAGGTAGTTTTTGGGATCCAGCTTAACGAACGGGAGATATTTCCGGGTAATGAGGATTTTGGGAAATGGGCTTGGGCACATAGTGATTATGATTCTGCTATGAGAAAATTCCAAATCATTGAGGATTCTGATGAATAAGGGCCCTTTACTTTTCTTTGTTGTTATTGCTCTATCACAAACCGGTGCATGGATTCAGCAATTTTCCCATTTGAGGTGGGAATGGTTTAGGAATAATCAATGGTTCAATATAATTTTCCTTGGTGCGTTGTTAGGTGCTGGATTTGTGTTTGGAGCCAGGATAGGATACGATACTTGGGGAAGTGCATGGAAGGTTCGACTCCTCCAATTTTCAGTAGGAACCTTCGTTGTAACCTTTATGAATTTTCTATTACTAGGAGAGGGTATAGGCACAAAGAACATGATTTGTATATTCTTGTCCTTCCTAATAATAGCTATACAGATATTTTGGAAGTAATATGAAGAGACTAATAATAGTAGGTAAGGGAGGATCCGGGAAAGATTATATGAGAAAGATACTTGAAGACAGGGGATTTAGATATTGTGTTTCTCACACAACCAGACCTCCTAGGGATGGAGAAGTTAACGGGGATGATTATTATTTCATCTCTGATGAGGATGCAAGGAAAAATTACATAGGTGGTGGTTTATTTTACGAGCACGTTTCTTTTAATAATTGGATATACGGAACCTCAAAAAAAGAATTCGAGGTGAGTAATCTCTTTATAATGACCCCGACTGGATTAGGATCTATGGGCAAGAAGGATAGGGAAGAATCTATTGTAGTCTACCTGGACATAGATGAGGGGATTAGAAGAGATAGACTTTCACTTAGAAATGATGCTGATATCCTAGAGAGAAGATTAAAAGCGGATGAGCTGGATTTCTCTGGGTTTAAAGATTTTGACGTGAGAATAACTGATCCAATGTTTAAGGATCTTGGTGAATGGGGAAATTTAAAATTTTATAATAATGATTAATATACTCATCGACGGTAATTACATATTCCACAAAACCTTTGGCGTTTTTGGTGGATGGGGTGCAAAGGATCCTGCTGAAATATTAGGTCCTAAGTCTGAACAAGCCATGTTTATTAGAAAAATAGCTACGGATCTCTGCGCTTCCCTTAGAAAAATACCTGGGGGAGGAAGGCTTGTTTTTACTGCTGATAGCAGAAGTTGGAGAAAAGACGTTGAGATAAAAGGCGGTGGGTATAAGTCCAATAGGATTAAAGATGAGAACGTGGACTGGAGTATATTCTTTGATCTTATACAATCCTTCGGTGAACATCTAGAGAAGAACGGTTATATATTTTCAAAGGCGAATGGGGCAGAGGGGGATGATATACTATATTTTTGGGCGGATTACTTTAATTCTAAGGGTGAGAACTGTATAGTGATCTCGGGTGATAAAGACTTACACCAGTTAGCTAGATGGAAAGGTAATAACTGGACCATAATATGGAATAGCAATTCAAAGAATAATGTACTTTCTATCCCCGACGGGTGGATAGAGCGATGGCTGGATATGGAGGCAGAGAGTTCCGTGTTTAATATGGGAGCAGTAATGGATCCTGATAAGGATAAGCTAAGATCCTTCATAAACGGGGTCTCGGTAAATGAGGTTCAGGTTAGGGATTTTGTATTTATTAAGATGCTTACCGGGGATAAGGGTGATGCTGTCCCCGGAATCTGGGAGTATGAAAAAAACGGAAAAATGCAAAAAATTACCCCGAAGAGGGCCGAGAAAATTATGGAGTCTTTGCTGGAATCTAAATGGAAGGATCATACATTTTCCCAGATGTTGGATGATGAAGAGTTTTTGGATTGGATATCCGGGTTTTCCCTGAGATTAATAAAAGATCTGGATAATAATGAAAATAGATCTCTAGCAGCTTCTAATTTAATAAGGAATTATAAGTTGATGTGGCTTGATAAGTCCGTTATTCCTAGACCCGTGATAGACTCTATAATTTCCGAGATTAAGAGAGGAATAAGTCTCGAGAAAAAACCTATAACCTTGGATAGGGTAAAAATATTGGAGGGCACATCCTGGATCAGTACATCAGCTCCTAAATCTTTCGACCCGTTCAGTAATTTCTAATTGGTTATGGAGCTTTTTGATATTATAAAAACTGTATTCAAATCTGATAAGGATTGGTCTAAAGTTACTAGAAATGAAAAGGTGAAGAATTTTTTCATGCTTAATAGGATTATGGGCATACAGTTTCCTACGCAAGCGAATCAATTCAATCATACTAAGATTTCCCCCAGACCTGTTGCGGATTGGTGGCATTCTACATTAAGTAGACATTACACTAAAGTACCAGGTTGGGTGTTTACTAAAACCAAAAAAGGAACTGTAAAATCTAAAGCGAGCGATAAGAATCCAATAGATCCCGTGGTGGAGGATTTCATTATGGGCAAGTTTGAGGTGTCTAGGAGAGAAATGGATGACTTGAAAAAATTCTACCCTGAAAAATATACGGAGTGGATAAATCAGGTATCTGAGCAAATAGGTCTTGGCTGATGTTTGGATATATAAACTATAGAGTTAACGATGAGGAAAGATTTCAAGAAGCTTGTGGACAAGATAATAGCTAGTTTAGATTGGGATTCAATACACGAAATCCATAGATCATTTAAGCTGGGTATTGGTGAAGGTAGCGAGGTTATACCTGGATTAAAAAGAAAGAAATACTCTGAGGACCTTACAAAGAATGATATTAAGGGTGAACTTAGAAAAGTTCTGAAGTTTGTTATCGAGAATGATATATCCAAGATAGTTTACGGCCCGTGGATGATATTCTGGTTTAATCAGGATTGGGAGATCCTATACGA